TTACCGCATGATCGGGCGTGGGAGTTTCGAGCGTTTGATACATTCTTTGCCACTCGAATTCCTGAGTGGGTTTCGATGGGCCAGGAAGACCGTATTGGATATATTCTTCACGAGGTACAGATTCTTGATCAGATGATGCAACGTCGTTGGAGATAAATCCGAACTTATCCTGTATACGCGTGACAAGGAATATGACACCAATCGCGATACCAATAACTATTGCAGTGTAAATAATGTGTGCAATGAGCTCGCCACGTACGTTGAGTCGTTGAAAGATTTCCTTGAACATATCGTTGATAGCTGATGCAACGACGAATCCGAGGGCGGCAAAGATGAGAGTGTAGACGTGTTGTTGCATATCATTGGCCATTTATTCATGAGAATAAATGGAGTATCAAGATGATTTTTCCCATAGGCAACCCCCAGTGAAAGAAGGCAACCTAGCAAAGTTTGCCAAGGTTAGTAGTGTAGTTCTTACGGTACTTTTGACTATTACTATGGCAGTACTAACAGGGCTAATGTATAATAGATTGAACAGCATTCTCGAGTTGATCACGCCAATACTACATACTGTGAATGGTATACATGTGTATTACAATACAACAGATATTTCACACACGTGGAATTGTGTGAAAAAAATTTTGAACGGAATGTGTGCGTTGTGATTAGTGCGTTGTTGACAGCGCATCAATCATTTTGTACATTGGGCTTTCTTCATGAATATTCCTGTCTGGATTAGTACCTTCTGCGCGTTGAGCGGTAATTTTCTGCAAATCTTCCTTGATTTTCTCCCAAGATTCCTCAGGGCAAAAACTCATGTGAACTAACGGGGGGTCATATCCGCCAACCTTGTAAATCTCCCATGTAGAATACCGTGGATTACCTGCGGGGTCGAGAAGGAAAAATTCCCAACGATCAAAGTCAGGTCTCTGACCCTCAACTAATGTCCAATCATCTGGGAAAACAACATTGATATAATCCCCTTTGATCTGTCCAAAAACAAATCCTTGTTCTTCCATTACCTTCCGCATATCATCACGCGGAATTGGCAAACATGTCGTAGAAACTTGCGTAGAACCAGTTACACCCATTTACAATTTCTCAGAATATTCTGAGAAATCAATTCGAAGTTACATTTCCATCATTGTATCAGCAAGTTGCCTTAATTGCTCAGTAAATCCTGGGTTGGGACGGCAAGGAGTGGGGCGTGCTGCGTTAATCATCTGGAATACTTCCTCAGGATTTCGTCGTTCAACGATCATAAAGTAAGCGATAAGTAGAGTGACACTGCGACTCAATCCGGCATTGCAGTGGATCAGTAGTGGCTTGGGGGATTGCTCGATAAACTCAGCAACAGAGTAGAAATAATCTGAGATCTGAGTATCAACAGTATCCTCGATTTTCACAGTGAGAATATTGAGGTGTGGTGCAAGAGGGTACGCGGAATGGTAAGACAGCAACTCTTGGTGAGTGCCAATTTCCACAACAGAAAGAATGCCTTTTGCATTGATGTAGTTGCGCGCTTCGTGGCGACCTTGATAAATACTGGGGGTTATTTGGTGGATGAAGGATGTTTCGATCGGTTGCATTTAGCCAACCTGGCAATTACATAGATATCAATTCACCTTCCACATTCCATCCTTCATACCCCGTATAAGCTGTGAGAATTGTGCAAATATCTTGGAGAAGTTGTTCGGATATGTCGAATTCACCTTTCCAAATGTCAAGTTGGCTATTCACAGCATTAGCGACAAACCGGTAGAATGGAGATGGGTCATTAGCAATCATGCTTTCTTGAATACTGTCTGGGGCTGTGCGCAGTTTTAGGGTGAGGAAGTGAGTGACAACAGCGCGCAGACGAGTAAGTTCGGAAATTTGAATTTGCAGGTCTGGTTCATCTGTAAATCCTTGAATAACGCTCATGAAACGTGCGAGGTGACCACTGGAACAGTAGTTGTGCATTTCGCACATTTCCTCAACCAGACGAATCAACAACTCATCGCGGTGCTGGGAACGCTTGATAAAGGCCCATAGGTTGGAAAATGCGACGTACATGGTCATACGAGTTTGGGCCTCGTCGGGACTGGGTGAGTAAGTGAAGTAGGAAGTATCAATCTCAATGCGATCGAGAATCTTAGTGATAACACTGCGCAGCGTTGAGTCGTCTAGGCGGGAGAAGAGTTCCATCTCCACCTCTTGGCGAATGTACTCATTACTCTGCATTTTCTTGATTAGGTTGAAAGTGGTCTTCAGCACAGAGGTATTGATTGAGCTATTGTGTACGTTTTGCGAGTCTTCGTAAACTGTGTAGTTTGCACTGCCGGGGTTTTGGAGGACTTGGCGGCGATCTTCAATGGCCACGCGCATTCTCTCATTTTCACGGATTACATCAAGCATTTGCTCACCCTGAAGGTGAAGTCCAGAGAGCATATGGATATCGGCAATCTCCATGCGTTCAAATTCGGTAGTACGTGGGTCAGCGAACATTTCCTGTAGCTCGGTAGTAATAGGGGCATGGAGGTGTGGGATAAAAGTGGATCTGAGTAGGTATTTGAGTAGTTGTAGGTAGGGTATTCTGTCGATACGTTCGCGAATACCGGCATTATAGCTATTTTCTGCCACGTGTGAGCCAATGTACTCGTTACGAAAACGCAGGAAGTACAGTCGAACGTTGATGGGTAATTGTTCGGCATCGAGAACAGTTTGGGTTAGTACGGCGATAATCTTGTCGCGGTATTCGACGCTCATTCTGTAGTAGTCGTACATCTTGTTACAGAGGTAGTTACACAGTTTGATGATGTCGAGGGGTGGTAAATCTGTGTTGAGGGCCGTGATCATGCGTCGGATATTGCGGCCTAGGCTAAGCGAATGAGCTGAGTTGAGGTCGAAGAGATCATCAATGCGTGATGTTGTAGAGATTGTTTCATGGGTTTGTATCGCACGTTCAGCACGTTCTTGGGCGTTACGTAGGCGTGATTGGAAAAGGGTATCCCGGTCATTCGTTTCAGTCATTTTTATAGGATAGGAGCATGATTAAATGCTCAATTCAGTTGTTTATCAGATTATAAGTATTTTGCTGATATTTTGGCATTGGCTGGGCAGAACATTGCAAGAATCTTTAGAAATTTTGCTCATAGCAACAAATAATGGCTGACAGTAAGGAGAATTACACTTTGAGGTGCTATAATTTGGATACGCCAGTTGCGGCGCACTATCGGGAAATGCGCGAAAAGCAAACCGTCGATTATGTGCTAAGAATGCGGGAAAAGTGGCTAAAATTTGATCGGGGTAAATTTACAGTATGGCAGGTAATCAACTGGATTAGCGACTTCGTTGACTCATCGGATCCTGACTTGAATCTTCCGAACATCATCCATTTCATACAGACGGCGGAGCGAGCCAAAGCCGATGGGCGACCGCGATGGTACCAGTTAATCTGTTTCCTACATGACATAGGCAAGGCAATGGTACTATGGGGTGATGAAGAGGATGGGCAATCTCGGGAGAAGCAATGGGGATTGGTGGGAGATACGTTTGTAGTGGGTGCGAGGTTACCTGAGGACTTGGTTTATCCAGAGTTCAATCAATATAACCGCGATGTGGGAAAAGAGTTTTACATGTCTGATTTGGGTGTGTATGAGGCGAATTGCGGAATTGACAATGTGCTATTATCGTTTGGTCATGACGATTACCTCTATTACTTTCTCAGGTATAATGGGGTAGATTTGCCAGAGGATGCGTTTACCATTGCGCGATATCATAGCTTCTACCCTTGGCATACCAACGGGGCTTATCGACAGTTTATGTCGGAAGGTGATTGGGAAAAGCTCGAGGTGGTACGGGAGTTCAATCAGTATGACTTGTATACAAAAACAAATGAGGGGGATTGGTGGAATTTGTTGGGGTATTACAGGGAATTAGTTGAGGAGTTTATGCCAGGGGAGTATGCATGGTAAATTGCTTGATTAACGACATAGATTTTTTGGCTTTTGCCAACAAATCAAGATTTTTTTAATCGACGCTGCTTATTTTTCTCAGCCTTCTTCGCCGCCCGCTTTACCTTCAACTCTGCATGCCGAGCCTTCTTTTCCTCTCGCAACTTTTCACGTAATTCTCCCGTTGTATCGCGAGCTAATCGACACTTTTTACACATGTTCTCTCCCTCTGCACATGAGTTGCAATAGCCATTCTTGCGAATGTACTCACGAAAGATGTACTCATTAATACGCACAACCTTGTATTCCTCAGCATAGTTGACATATTCTTCGTAAATCTTTTTCACACTACGCTCAGTTTTCAGGCGATCACCATGCAACTGCCAGAAAATCCGCATAGTTTCACGTTCATCCTTGCGTCGCTGCATTTGGTTTATGCACGAGAATTTCGAAAAATATCAATTTGGCAAGTATCAATTACTGCTTGACGCCTGCCCAATTTATTAATTCGGCTAAATGTCATCTACGAACAAAAGACAACAAACGGTGTATCACCGAGGTAATTGCGGCACGTAGGCGATTCGGCTTGTAGCGGCGGTGCGTGAGCTTGATTTGCTGCCCGCGATAGTCACAAGTGTACTCGAGCATTGTAACATCGTCCAGGCCGTGGAATCGCGCTAACTCCTTGAGTACAACCTTACCCATTGCCTCATGGTCGACCGACATGGCAACAAACGCCATGGCTGGGTCACGCCGCACATGGTATCTTGTCGCCTGCACACTGGTGATAAGCGAACTCAACTCACTGCTTAACACGCTTGTGTTGGGGTTGCGGCCGGATCTGATCGGATTCATGCCGACATAAAGATGGCAAAATTTGTGCGTCCAGTCGGTCAATGATACAGCATCACGCATGGTGGTGCAAGTCAGATGCATCAAATAGGCTGTGCGAACAGCCGCACATTTGCCCGCGAAGTCATCTTCGGCACCGTCCGCCACAGTCGCAATACGATACAACACGTCGTCGCCAAGGTTGGATAACATTATTTATGCCAATCAGTTTGTCGCCTAACATTCAATTGAAATGTCTTTCTTTGAACATAGCAACCATTTCGAAATGCAAATTAATTGAATTTGCGAAAATTAACCCAAGAAAAGCATATTTTCAAACATGTCAAACTGTGCCATCTGCTTCCAAAAGTGCGAGACCGACTTCAGCTACCGCGAGGTTTCAACTTTCCATGGATTTATCACGGAATACACTCACGACGCATGCCTTGAAAATTGCGTGCGTTGTGCTGTGTGCAAGCAACTCGTCAACAAGTCTGTCGCAATTGTCGCCGAGGAATTTCCCCAAATTGACGGATTCTTCTACCGGGAGGCCAGCTACAACTATCGATGCCCTCCATGCAACTACGTCGTCTGTGAGTGCGGCACTGTACGTGAATCCATGGCCAACGGCCGTTTAGTATGTGTAAGTTGTGATTGTCCAATATGTTTCCGAGATCTCGAGGAGGATTGTAAGTGCGAGTAGATTAATTCTAATAAATTTTACGGTGCAAACCGTTAAATTAGAATAAACATATTTGAATAAATTCTCTAAAATGCCTAAAAGCAAATGGGTGACATCCGCGAACCAATTACCTTCTCAGATGATGATGGATGCTGTATCTGCTACGAACAAATTTTCCCAGACACTAACAGCTACATAGTACCTGAATGTCAACATTCCTTCCACACCAATTGCATCGTCGAATGGTTCCGCCGTGGTAATGAGTCTTGTCCAAAATGCCGTCGCCGCCCTAATGAATATTTCACTGATCTCTGGACACAGGAA